CTACGACAAAGGACACATGGCTCCGGATGGTGATCTATCTTGGGACACACAGGTAGAGTTTGAAAGTTTCCTAATGACTAACATGAGCCCACAAGCTGGTTCATTAAACAGAGGTATCTGGAAACTGCTAGAAACTTCAGTACGAGGATGGGCGGTACAAGGTAACAACTCATACACAGTTATCGCAGGTGGCGTTTATGCTCCAGGCGACAAAACTATTGGTGCCGGTGTTGTAGTTCCACATGCGTTCTACAAGATCGTTATCAATAATCAGACAGGACAAGTAGCAGGTTGGATGTTTCCACACGTAGCACCTTATCCTAACCTAGGCAATGATCTAACCAAGTTCCGTATGCCAATCGCACAGATAGAACAACAGGGCGGGGTCAAGTATCCATTACCAGCAAACGCTCAAGAACTACAGCCAGGCAAAGAATGGCCCGTGGATTTTGGAAAACTAACACAGGCGAAACGTGCTAAATGCGGTGCTAACGCCAGTGACGATTAAAGAGAAAAGAAATGGCAACAGGAACAGTAAAATGGTTTAACACAGTTAAGGGCTTTGGATTTATAACACCCGATAGTGGTGGGGCAGATGTATTCGTACATTACTCGCAGATACAGTCAGAAGGTTATAAAAATCTAAAAGAAAACGAAAAAGTACAGTTTGATCTAGTAAGCACACCCAAAGGCGATCTAGCTAATAATGTAACTATCCTAAACTAAAATAAATAAAGGATACGCCTAAAAAACGTATCCTTTATCTTTGGCAGGAATTTATGAAAACATTTAGAGATTATCTCAAAGAAGCAGAACAGGCAGCCGCCGCTGATGAGCCGCCAGAGAAAAAGACTAAAACTAAAGTTCGTCCCGATACATCAGCGTTTGATAGAGCCTTCGCAGGACCTAGCCAAGATAATCCATTAGCGAATAGAGAACCAGAGCGCAGAAATCAAGAACCAGAGGCGCCTAGAGATCCTAGAACCAATCAAAGTAGTAAAGTCAACACTAGAAATAAGACCTCTGGACTAAGCACACCTGGCATGTCCGCTAAACTAGCAGGTATGCGTGACATAGCACCACACCCAGATGATGTGCCTGCTAATCCAGAAGAACCTACTACGGATATAGCTCATAGAGTAGATCCAGATAACTTGCCATCAGTGGCAGGCCAGGCTCTACAAGCGGCCGGTGTAGTAAATCCAGAATGGCACAAGGTAGCTAATCTACCAGGTAACATGAAACGTGCTATACAGTCATTAGGTCGCCATCTGTTTGGATCTATGACACGTACTAGGACAGAAGACATACAGATGATTGCCAACCTAGGCGGACAGGGACCTAACAGCACAGCTGAAGTCCGTGCCGTGGCTAACTGGATACGGGACAACGGAGATGATCTAGGTCCGGGCGATATCGATTTCGCGACCAGCATACCTGGATACAACGCAGAGATACATAACTATGTAGCCGCAGGAATACATTGGCTATTAGTAAGAGATGAGTTTGGACAGTATATATACAGCTGGCCAGAACAGGACAGCATAGGATACCAAGGGCAGGAAAGATTAGGTCGTCCAGAACAACGCAGATTAGGTAGGTAAATAGATCATGAGACCAGAACGATTAAGATTATTCGCACAGCTAGCAGAAGGACTGATGGAAGTTAGCTCTACTAGCGAAAAACTATGGAACCATCCAGGTGCCATACAGATAATGAAACATCTACATAGCGAGATGGAACTAGCACATGACACAGAGTGGGAAGACCTTCCACGTATATTCTGGAGCGAATTCAAAGATACACGCACAGGCAAGTGGGTGCTTATCAAAGGAACCAAAGGCACAGGTGCTATCAAATCACTAGGTAATGGCACTTATCTAGCCGTAGGTAGCAATGGTGCCCAGGTACAAAGCCAAGAAGAAACCAAAGGTGGTAGGGTAGAAGCTTTTCTCAAACCTATCATAGGTAATCCTGGTGCTATGTTTAGTGCAGAACAAGGCACAGCGGTAAAAGATAAACAACAGGCCCGTGCTCGCAATGCTGTTCCGCCAGAAGGTCAACAGGTCAGTGCTGAGACCATAGTGAAGAAATTCAAACCCATGTGGAAGAAAGCCATAGAGCATGCCATATCTGACATGCGAGGATTCGTCGTGATCCAAGTCAAGAATGGAGCTTTTGAGAAAGCACAGAGAAAACTGAAACAGCTAATGGCATTACGTGCTCTAGATGATTCACTGGACGAAGGAGATGAAGCACCAGAATTAATAAAGAAGGCTGTAGGTAGTGCTATAACTCTAGCAGCCGGGCATTTCTATCCCGAAGAGACAGGTGAGATAACAAGGGGATACGGTGGTTATGGTGGCACATATGGTTTAAGAGCAGAGAATCCAGAAGGTGTTAAAATGCTATTAGCAGACCTAAGCAACGGAGATACTACCAAGATGGGAGTGATCCTAGGATTTTTTAAGAGGAGCCTCTTACAATGAAACTAAGCCAAGTAATGGCGGAAGCAAACGCCGCAGTCAAAGTATTAAGAGATCCCAAGCGGGTCGAGAAACTAGCCCTCGCCTTCAGACACGATCACAGCGTTCCACATAATGCGGTAGCTAAACTAGGATCGAAACCAACTGATGAAGACATAGTTAAATTATGGAGTTCACTTTTAGATCAAAGTTTAGACCTCAGCAGAAAGAGCCCCACTAAACCTAATCTATCAGCTGATGGTAGGTTCGATGATTGGTTGACTAAATTATATATTAATGGTGCTGTGGATTTCGAAGACATAAGTGGAGAAGGCGGAGACGCATTGTGGAAATGGTTAACCCTATCTAGAGGTCGTGTATTAAAACCACAGGACCAAGACTTCAATAGATTTGAGAGCATCCAACAACTTAGTAATAGGATGAATAGTGGGTATTACAGAGGCGCCCTTGAACGCCTTAAGAACCAAGGCGAAATACAGAAGCTTAAGAAGTTCGCCAAGATGATCACCGTATATAAAGACGATAGGTTTACCTGTATAATTCCCTTAAACTATGGAGCTACCGCTGTGTTCAATAACGCAGAAGGATTCCAGGCTAACTTCTGCACAGGTGGCAGCAGTGGAATAACCTGGTTTAGACGATACGCACCGGATGGTATCATAGTCTGCGTATTGGATGCCAAAAATGTAGATACTAAAAACGGTAAATGGCAATTCCATGCCCCTACACGCCAGATAGTTAACGCCCAACAGGACGATAGGGGGGATGTCAGCGGCAATGATCAAAGGTTTGCTGAACTGTTTCCAGGACTAATGAAGAAAATCATAGCAGGCATAGAAGCCAAGGCAGATGAGATAAAACAGGCCAGCGATACTGTAGACAATGGATTTACTGATGCTCGCGATAGGCCAAGCAAACTAGTCGATGGTGGATATGATATACCTAGAGAAATACAGAGGATAGAACGCACCTTTCCTATCAGCACAGCTTCTACCGAACCAGGTGCAGGCAGATTACCGGGAACACGAGAACAGCCAGGCGGAGAAGAGCTAAGATAACACGTACCTTAGGACCGTGTGCCCGGCTGCTGGGCTATCATTAGAACCGCCATTCGGATGATAGAAGTGAGCTATAAATATTATTATGAGATTATACCAAATACTAAAAGAAGATCATAGAAAGATAAAGATGACCGGACTACAGCAGTTCGTTGATATCATGCGTGATTTCTTACCCTTGGCTATGGAAGAGCTTAAGATCAAAGAGCTACCTCACATACGCTTAGAAAAGTATATATCAGACTCATCACAGCCTACTTTTGGTAAATTTGTTCACACCGAGAATGTTATACATCTAGGAATAGAAAACAGGCATCCCCTCGATGTAATGAGAACTCTAGCACACGAGCTAACACATTTCAAACAAGGTAGAGAGAATAGGCTTAACGATACTAGCGGACAAACAGGTAGCCCCATAGAAAACGAAGCCCACGAAGTCGCAGGTATCATCATGCGTAACTTTGGTAAACGCTATCCTCATTACTTCACAGACGATCCTATCATACTATAGTCGTAAAAAAAGGACTGTATCTCTACAGTCCCCAGTGGCTCTATGAGCAAGGTTTATTTCTTGGTATTGCCATTTACAAAACTATACATTTTCTCTGCTGTTTCTAAGATTGTTTCTAATCCGGGAAATGTTGGCATAGACACAGTTGTTTTTAACTGTCCGTCTTTGTCTTTTTCAGCAGTCATCTGCCATCCTGCAAATTTAGTCTGAAAATCTTCTGTTACATAGTCCTTGGCCATTCCTAGAATATCTGCGCGGATCTCGTAACCGTTCTTGTTGAATTTAACTTCTGGTAATTTTGGTGTTTCAAATGTTGACATGTTTTTCTCCTTGTGTGTTAATGTCTGTGTATAAACAGCAACTTCGCTGTCTATGTATTTAGTATACAGTTATTAGGCCAGTAAAGCAAATGGTCTGGTTATTCTCTTAGTGAGATAATCAGCCATACCTAGATTATTTTCAGCTACTTCATTCACATAGGTCATAGGAGTAGCTATAGGTAACTTTATCTCTGCTAGAGTCTCTCCTGAACAGTTTTCCATAGTAATACCGTATTTCTTACAGAGATGCTTGATCCTAGTGTTGCTGGTCAAACAAACCATAGAACCTTTTAATATATGATGTGTACGACAATATTGTATACAACGTTTCATGAGTAGATTTCCTAAGCCCTGTCCTTGATAGTCTTCTAGGACGCTGAATGCCAGTTCCATCTCTCCCTCTAAGGCTATATGCCCTACCGCTATAAACTCTAAACTATCATTCTCTATAGCAAAGAGAACATGCTGATCACTACAGGTTTCAAACTTATCACAAAGTGTGTCGATGACTTGATCGCTAACTGGAATGCCAAAGCGAAGTATCTTAGATTCTGTGCCAAGAAGTTTAAGGTGCGAGCGATACTTAGGATATTCATGAGGCAATACCCTACGAACTGTTTGATAAGACATATTATCTTGTTAGTGTTAGGTAAACAAGTATAGCTACAACTGATAGTATAGCAAATTTTGGACCGTATTCTCGTTCTTCCCATTTTTTAATCAGCTTGGCCATGATCAGCTGCCTCGAGTGCCTTTGATGATCATTTCAGCTTTTGCCATGCGTGCGGCAACTACAGCTTCCATTAAATTTTTAAAAAAACGTTTAATCATTATACATTCCCCCAAACGTTGCCGCGACGTTGATCATAGTAACGGGCCCAGTGCTCTACTTCTGCGCCATTTGTAGGACGCTTACTAGCAATAAATGCTTCTAGCCCACTTTGTGGACGAATTTCAAAAAACTTGATAAGTTTTGTTAATAGTTTTGACATTTTGTGTCTCCTTTTGATGTGTGTCTATTAGTGTTTTCACTAATAGTATTTATACTAGTATATGTGCGACCGCACAAGAATACAAGGTTTTATTAATCCAAATATTTTATTATAATAGCGATACACGAAACCATAAATACCAAAAGGGATAAAAAGTGCAAAGAAAAACCCGTAGCCTGTTAGAAGAACTCAATGACATCTCGATCAAGAAAGATCAAGAAGCTTTTATTGAAGCCCGTGCAGGTCATGTTATAGACAGTGCTATAAATCTGTTGACCTTGATTAGAGAAAACTTTAGCCCTGATGAAGCCTACGAGCTAGAACGTAGATTGATCAATAGCATCAAGGGATCTGATCCCGCCAAGTTTACCCGAGGAATCCGTAAGCTACGCGACAGCAAAGAAACTGCTAAACATCTCACATTGATAGAGGGTGATGTTAAACCCGAAGAAAACTAATACATTACGGGCTATTTTTTCCAAACTGGCTAAATAGTTGTACACCGACCTCGGAGCGAGGTCTATAAATTTAAGGAGAACTAAAATGGGTGGAATTTCAAGAGTACATGGTGGCTTACTAGCACCAAAAAACTTCGCAGGCGTTAATCTACAAGACTTCACACTAACTTTCTGGGTTGGCGATGCAGCCGTTGTATGGAGCGACTATACATATAATGGTGTCGTTAACACAGGCGCCAGTATCTATGCTACACAAGGTACAAGTCCAGGTGGCGCATTTGATCAGATCTTCCGTAATGCTACAGGCAATATCGGAACAGTTAGCCGTGTTGGTACACTACAAAGCACAAGCACATCAGCTACATTAAACTTCGCAGTTGAAGTACTAGGTTCTGACTATCTAAGCACAGGTACATTAGGTACAGGTAGCTCAGAAGATTCAACATATGCTTATGCTACAATCGCTGCCGCATTACAAGGTCGTATCCAAGCACTAGGAACAGTTAATAACGTTCACTTATCAAGTGCCACAGTTGCTAACTTTGTATATTAATCGGTAACTAACAGTTTACTTACTGTAGAAAGGCATCTTTTTTAGATGCCTTTTTCTTTGGCCATAAATATCATAAAGTAGGTAGTTATGGAAATAATAGAAATAAAAACACTGATCGATGTCACGAACACAAACAAAAGCCGGCCGAATCAAGGTAAAGCGCTTGAACATGATCAGTATAGGAATTACACAACATTGATGCAGACGATAGGGCTACGGTGTATAATACAGTACGATAGCAATCCCACGGTAGAAAATCTAGACCTAAAGAATCAGGGATTTGGATCTGCTTATAAAGGCAAACACAATATCTGGACATTTCGATTCCGTCCGGATCGCACGGGAGCTTTTGAAGAGAATGGCGATCCAGTAGGCCTACTCAAGAATGATATGAACGAGATACCTATCATAGGAAAACTAACTGAGACGATAAATATTGATAAGGCTGTTTTTTACACATGTGAATCTCAGCATAAAAATACAATCATCAAGGCAATCACAGGCAACTCTTAGGCAACTATATAGCAGTAAAAACGTTTAAGGAGAGCCATGATGGCTACAGCGACATTTAAAAAACCACGAACTAGTATAGAAGCAGTACCGCAACTTGCGACCCTACCTGAGAGAGTAGCCGTGGTCGAAATTAAAGTCCAGACTATCGAAATAAAGATAGATGATCTTAAAGGTGATGTGAAGGAAATGCACGATTGCCTAGACAGGACTAGAGATGGTATCATGGAACAGTTGAAATCTATGAGTGACGAAGCTGAAAGAGCACATCAAGCATTAGGAACTAAGATCAGTTCCCTAGAAAAATTCAAAGAAAAATGGACCTATATGGCTATCGGTGCCGCTGGCATACTAGGTTTCGCTAGTGGACATTTAACAACTTTACTCAAAGCCCTAGCATGAGAGCAAGAGAATTCGTAGTACAAGAACAGCGCACAGATGAGTTTATACAGGCTCTGGCTCCTATAGCCGCAAGAGGTGCGAAGATAGCAGGAGATGCGTTAGCTGCCGGAGCTAAGACAGCGGTCCAGGTCGGTGGCAAGGTAGCACAAACAGTCGGCAACGCTGTCTCTGGGACAGCAAAGACCGTAGGTAATCTAGCATCAAATAGGTCTCAAGATATAGTTTATGGAATATATGGCAACGCTCAAAATATAGGTCAAGGAATAAAAACTACAGCCCAACAGGCATCTGATGGTTACGAATCAGGACAACAGATGGGGCAGAAACTAGCTGGACAGATAACCCCTCAATCACAACAGCAACGTCAGAATACTGTCAATAAGATAGTTAGGGATCAAGGAAACAAACAGATCGGAGCTGTTAGGAACGATCTTAATAAAATAAAAAATCAAATACCGGATATGGATGTGCAGAAAACTGTACAGGCATTGAAGGCTACGCAAGATGGTAAGAAACTGAATCCTGTCGATAACCAGAATCTTGCCGCTATAGGTAAAGAAGTCGCTACCGCAGTGTTAGATGATCCTGCGGCAACTACTCGTTTAAATGCTATGCTTGGAAAAGGCAACGCAGAAAACGATAAAGAACAGCAAACACTCACCAACAAGATAGCTACAAACGGCCAAACAAGATCTCGGTAAAACACAATAAATATCAGTATGAGAATACATCACATACTCGACGGCATATCTATTATCATCACTAACGAAGAGCGCGGCTTTATGTCTAAGAACGACGACCGTAGCATCAACATAGAATCATTAGATGATCACGAACAATGGATAGCCCAAAACCTAGTACGCAAAGGTGTTTATACACTAAGTAAAGATAAGAAACATATCACTAGGATAGATAATGCTAGACAAAGTTTATAAAAAACTAGAGCCTCTCGCTAAAGGTATAGAGAAAAACCTTAGAAATAAAGGATTCGTCGTACCTACAGAAAACTCTGATGGCACCATCACTGTAGGCCGCTATACTATACAGAAAAAGCGTTCAGGATTTTACAAGATATCAAATATCCTAGGAGAGACCATAGTTGATCATATAAACTTGCCCCAGACTGCGGCATTATTAGCAAATAATCTAGCCCTAGGACGCTGGGTAGATGATCGACTACTCACGCAGGATAGGCAATATGGGTATAATCTGTTTGAAGAGCAACAGGCCAAACGTATAATAGAAAATCACAAAGACTGGGATAAAGTCGATGTCATGCATACCAAGTTGGACATAGTGAGCAGGAAGAAGATATCAGCTAAACAAAGCATCATGTTTAGTTTTGAGAAACTGCGTAATGTGAGATAAATATATTATCATTTTCTGGAACCTAGCATGATTACATCAGATTTAAATAGTAAGTTATCGGCCGCCGCACTGAACGAAAACATGTTCAAAAAGTTTGGCACTAAGATAAACTTTGACAAGTATACGAGAGAAGAACTTGAGAACTATCGTAACCTACTTCGAACCAATATACATCAAATAGAAACCACTAGTAACTTTAACGATCTACTGAGCAATGAAGATTACCAGAAAGACAAATACATGGTAGGAGTCATCAATACCAAGATCAAAGAGATGCTAGGCGAAAGTAGACTGCTAGCAGAAAAAAGTAAGAGTCCAAAACAAGCAAGAACCATGGCCGCCGCCGCACATGATCCCGAATTCGCTAAGAAGGTAGGAATCAAACAGAGTGTCGCTAAGGAGTTTAACAAGGCCGACAAAGGCACCAAACAACTCAGCCATGCTATGAAGAAAAAGAAAACTAAAGAAAGTTACGAAGAAAAAGATCGCCCGGCAGTAGATCGTAAGAATGAAAAAACACAAGGAAAGCCAAAACAATCTCCGAGTCCCGAAGAGCGTTTTAAAGATGTCGGCAGTAACAAGCCAGCATTTCTAAGAAAGAAACATATCCCCAAGGAAAGTATCATGAAAACAACAGAAGCTTCTAAGAAGAAAAAAGGCGATGGTAACCTAGCCAACAACTATCCTCCCTATGACAAAGTAACACGCGGTGATGTTATTGCCGGAGCTAAAGGTGAAGACCAAATGGGTGGCAAGAAGAAGACCAAAGAAGCCACAGCCAGCAAGTTTGATAAGAAAGAAGTTACTTGGACTGACAAGAGTGGCAAGAAGAATCCGGCCACACGCTATACACGTAAGAGTAGCACGTTCTCTAATGGCACAGATGATAAGAAAAAAGAAAAAGATGTAAAAGAACTTTTTGATTATTCCTCTGGACCAAACAAAGGTGGTAGAAGCAATCCTTCAAAAGACAAACTAGCACAACGTGGAGGCCGTAATACTCCAGCTGGAGATCCAACGGGATATAAAGCCATAGCTTCGGGTGAAGACAAAAAAGCCAAAGGCATGTATGGCATCAATGGACCAAAGGGTAAACTACCTAAAGAGTCTATGAGAGAAGCACAGCAGATCTTCCGCAACCATGTTAAGATCGTTAACGAAAGTCTACGCACACTACTACGCGAAGACGAAGAAGGCAAAGCAAAAGCTATCACAGCGGCCAGTGATATGGTAAATGACTTTACAACATGGATGCAACGTGTTGGACAGTATCAGACTAAGAGCATGATAGAACTAGCAGATACTATCCGCGGTGAGTTTGGCCAGGCAGAAGCCGAAGCATTTAAATCTGCAGTGGCTCCGGCGCTACAGGCTACATTAGAAACTATGACACAACAACGTGAAGCTATCAGCCACGCTGTAGCTGTCCTAGCTGGCGAAGCCACTGGTGAAGAAATGGGCGGAATGAGTGGCGGGGAAGTTCCTGACATGTCAGGTGGTGGTGCCGCTGATACCATGAATCCAGAAGTAGGTGGCGATGAGTTTGGCGCTAGTGATGCGGCAGCAGGCGGAATGGAGGCCAGTGGTCGTGAGCTACGTGAACAACATAGACTCGCACAGGTTAAACAAAAAATCGCTGAATCACAAGCTCTAATGGCCATACTTAGCAAATGAGATTATTTGAAGTAGAAGACAACGTAGCACAAAATCTCGTTGTCTTGCTTAGACAGCAGGTTGGTCGTACAGACAGCGTGAGCCACGACAAGGCTCCGCAGACACTAACTTATCCTGCTCTGGCCCATATGTTGAACATGATGGGATTCCCTGGCTTAACCAAAGAAAGCCTTAAACAGCTCTACGATAAAAATGATGAGTTGAAAAAAGTCATACGCGATCCTATGCCTGCCGGACAAGACCCCAATGGTAAAGAAGCTGATTTGATAGTATTAAAAACAGCAGAAGAAAAAGAAAAAGATGTGCCAGCGACAGCAGGTGGCGGAAAGAGTGTAGACGCTATGGCTAAGTCTGGTGCTAACTATAAACCAGAATTGAGTTGACAAACCAATAAAAATGTAGTATATTCATGTATGACATATACTCCACCTCCGTTCATCGAACGGTTCCAATACAAAAACTGTAAACAGATTAATGATCCCATAACACATAAACGTGTTTACCTTACTCCTGATGGAGAGAAACTACCTAGTGTAACCACGATCCTGAGTGCTACTAAAGACATGACCCATCTTAATGAATGGAAGAAACGTGTTGGGGTAGAGAACGCACAACGGATCACTACAGAAGCCGCAGGAGTAGGAACAGCCATGCATGCTAACCTAGAACGATTCCTTATAGGCGAACAGAGACAGCCTGGAAACAATGTGGTACATGTTCAGGCCAACAAGATGGCCGATCAGATCATCGAACAAGGATTAAAAGATGTAGATGAAGTATGGGCTATGGAACAGAGTTTATATTTTCCAGGGCTTTATAGCGGAACTACAGATCTAGTGGCCGTGTACAAAGGAAATCCTAGCGTATGCGATTACAAACAAACCAACAAACCTAAGAAAGAAGAATGGGTAGAAGACTACTATATGCAGTTGATGGCCTATATATTAGCACATAATGAAATCTACGGCACTGATATAAGAGAAGGACATATTTTTATGTGCAGTAGAGATTTCCAATATCAACAGTTTGATCTTTGGCCCAAAGATTTCAATCGCTGGCAAGATGCCTGGCTAAACAAGGTAGAAGAATATTATACTACAGGATTGCAAGGCCTAAAGCAAATGCTCACACAGTAAGATAAATATCAAACTAGGGGATATTATATGGCTGTTATAGAGATTGCTAAGATACAGGTAAGAAGAGGTCAAGAAGGCCAAGTAGGAATGCCACAGTTAGATAGTGGTGAGTTTGGTTGGGCTATAGATACACAGACCCTTTATATCGGTAATGGCAGTGTAGATGAAGGTGCTCCTGCTGTAGGCAATACCGAAGTAGTTACAGCCAATAACATATCAAACTTTTTCAATATCAAGGCTGCCTACAACTATGGTAGTAGCGCAGGAACTCCTTATAGCGTTGTAGGAACTTTTCCTATCAACAATACTGTAACAAGGACCGTAGCCGGCAAACTAGATGATTTCGTAAATGTTATAGATTTTGGAGCCATAGCAGATTGGAATGGCACATCTGGCACTGATAACACAGCGGCGTTCCAAGCGGCTATATATAATATATATCTACAGAATCCTACTAACTCTATCAGTGACAAACCTCTAAGGATTCCTGCAGGACGTTATTATTTTAGTAGCACTGTCTATATCCCCCCTAATGTAACCATAGTGGGAGATGGTCCCGATAAAACTATCTTAGTCACTTCTTCAACGAATGCCAATCTATTACAGTTGTGTGATGGAACCAGCTTAGGTTATGGAAACAATCCCTATATAGTTTTTATTCCTGGACAGAATAATATAACCAGCAGTGGACGTCCTCAAAACATCCACATAGAAGGTATGACGCTGTCGTACAGCACAGCAGGTGCTTTACCTAACTATGTACCGTTGTTAAGCCTAGATTGCGCAACTAACTCTCAGATAATCAACTGTAAGTTTGCGGGAGCCTACAACGCCGGTAATATCGCCAACAGCGATTTTAATAATCAATATGATGGCTATGTGGGTATAGATATACGTAGCCAAGGAAATTCTCCTAATGTGGTGGTAACTGAAAAAATCTTGATCGAGAACTGTGTTTTCTCAGGATTGAAATACGGAATCAAATCTACATATGACTGCTATGATATTATTATCAACAACAATATATTTGAAATATTGAATAGAGGTATCAACTGGGCTCCTAGCCTAGCGGTCTATGCTACACAAGGTCCTTTTAGATCTAGAATCACATCTAATATCTTCAATAACATCTATAATGAAGGAATATATGTAGGAGGCAGTAACGGAATATCAACCGATCATGTATCGAGTTTCAACTCATTCAATGGTGTAGGCATACACCTAAGCCAGAATGGCTATAGCGATCTAAATGCTGCCACTCCTGTGATAAGATTCCTGAGCCCTGGTAACGTTTCTATCGAAGATAAGTTTTATAGAGACGATGCTATTAAAAAGACCAGTGTCATTCCTACTCTATATCTTCCTAATGTAGCAGGAAAAAATCTAGTTAGCAGTAATGTAGCTTATACGGCAACACTAGTTAATTCTCCAGGAACAAGTATTACACTAGTTAATATTCCGTATGCGTCTAACGATCAAATGATCAACCTACAGTATCTATATAGTGGAGCAGGAGTGAGTGGACATCCTCAATCCTTTGTCAGCAGGAAAGGTTCATTGAGTCTAGGTATATCTAGCATCATACAGTCAGCTACTGTGACAGACAACTTTACCTATTCTATATCTGGAGGTGGTTATGATCCAGAACCACTAGCAGGTCTACAGTTTACAGCATCGTTAAATACTATCACAAACTATATAAACATTTCTTACACAGGCGCTTACATAGCCGGAACGATTGAATATCAATATAACTATATCGGTTAAATGCAATACACAGAAGTAGAACATCAGCTCGATGATTGGGTCAGGTTTAGGCATGGCCTCGAGCAATCAGCCAATCCATTAGAAGAGATAGCAAACTATTGGAGCCGTATCAGGCTTATACAATACAATCATAATATCGATCCATACTATGCCGCCAGTTGGCCAAATCCTTGGCAGATAATAGCAGAAGGACAATATGATGATTTAACCATAGCTATTATAATCGGTTATACCATCAAGCTCACAGATAGATATAGAGATAGCAAGGTCGAAGTTAGGATACAAGTTGACCAAGACCGAACTAAAGTATATAATCTAGTATACGTGGATGACACTTACGTACTAAATTATGACAGGTACAAAGTAGTTAAAGCCCAAGATATCGATGATTCGTTTTTCATAGAAAATCAGGTTGTGCTAGCAAGGCCTAGGTAAATATTTTCCTAGGTAAGTCGATCCCAAAAGAATAATAACACACAAAAGGTAAAGTATGACTACAGTTGTTAAGCGCAACGGAGAGAGAGTTCCATTAGATATTAGTAAAATACAGAGACAGGTGGCACACGCATGCAGGGGGATAGACGGAGTAAGTCCTAGCATGATAGAGATCAAGGCACAGATAGAAATACACGATGGCATGACCACAGAGACTATAGACGAGCTGTTGCTCAAGGCTATGGTAGACCTAATAGACGAAACAGAAAATCCAGAAATCAATAATGTAAACTATCAATATGTGGCCGGACGACAACGTGTCAGCATGTTGAGAAAAGAAGTATACGGTAGTTATGATCCTCCTAAACTTTATCAAATAGTTAAAACAAATGTTGACGCAGGCATGTATACCACAGATCTCCTGACGTGGTACACGGAGGATGAATGGAACATCATTGATCTATTCATCGATCATACCAAAGATGAAGAATATACCTATGCCGCTATAGCACAGCTGACAGAAAAATATTTGGTGCAGAATCGTGCAACAGGACAGATATACGAAACACCGCAGGTGCGTTACGCTATCGCGGCCGCTACTGCCTTCCATAATGAACCACAAGAAAAGAGATTGAAGTATGTTAAAGAATATTATGAATGCGCTAGTGATGGACATTTCACTCTTGCTACTCCTGTGCTCGCTGGGCTTGGTACTACTACTAAGCAGTTTAGCTCTTGTGTGCTTATTACTAGTGATGATACTCTTGACAGCATTTTTGCCGCCGGAGAAATGATGGCCAAGTATGCCAGCAAGCGTGCCGGCATAGGATTAGAGATTGGACGCATACGCCCATTAGGAAGCCCCATAAGGAATGGAGAGATCAAACACACTGGTCTAATCCCATTCCTGAAGAAATGGTTTGCTGATCTGCGTTCATGTAGCCAAGGTGGTATCCGTAATGCCAGCTGTACTGTTACATTCCCAGTCTGGCACGCACAGTTCGAAGATTTGATCGTTCTAAAGAATAATCAAGGAACAGAGGAAGTACGTGTAAGGCAAATGGACTATTCAGTAGTGGTCAACAAAATGTTTTGGAATCGTTACAAGAAGGGAGAGAATATCACCCTATTCGATCCACATGAAGTGCCGGATCTGTATCAAGCCTATTATAGAGATAGTGAAGAGTTTGAAAGGTTGTATACAAACTATGAGAAGCATCCGACGATTAAAAAGAAAGTCCTATCAGCAGATGAGATATTCAAAAATGGAATACTTAAAGAGAGGACTGATACTGGGCGCATATATCTTGTCAATATCGACAATGTCATCAGCCAGGGTCCATTTGATACAACGACAGATCCGATTTATCAATCAAATCTATGCCAAGAAATACTTTTACCCACGAAGCCTTTCCAACGTATTGAAGATCCAGAGGGACGAATTGCTCTTTGCACTCTTGGCAGTATAAACTGGGGAGCTTTTAAAAATCCCCAGGATATGCGCAAGGCCAGCCGTATGCTGGTCCGTAGCCTTAGCAATCTATTGAACTATCAGGATTTCCTCAGCATACAGAGTGAACTAGCTAATAAAGAGTTTGAACCATTGGGAGTTGGTATCACTAATCTAGCCTACTGGCATGCCAAGCGTAATCTAAAATATGGACAAAGCGAAGCACTGACAGAAGTAAAACGATGGATGGAACATCAGGCTTATTATCTAACCGAAGCCAGTGTAGAGCTAGCTGAAGAACGCGGAGCCTGCCAACGTAGTGAATATACCTACTATGGTAAGGGAGTATTTCCCTGGGAACGGCGCAATCCAGGAGTCGATGAACTAGTGGATTTCGCACCTAGCATGGATTGGGAACCACTGCGTGAAAGGATGAAACTACACGGTATCCGTAACGCAACACTAATGGCTGTAGCACCAGTAGAATCTAGTTCGGTAGTGTTGAACTCTACCAATGGCATAGAAATGCCGATGGAATTGATCAGCGTTAAAGAATCAAAGGCCGGATCGTTCGTGCAGGTAGTTCCAGAGTACAAACGTCTAAAGAGCCGTTACCAGTTGATGTGGGACCAAACTGACTGTCTAGGATATTTGAAGACAGCCTGTGTGTTGGCAGCCTATATCGATCAAAGTTTGAGTACAAATACTTTTTACAATCCTGCCCATTATTCCGGCAATAAGGTACCGGCGACTTTAATCGCCAAAAACCTTATGTTGGCTTACAAATGGGGATTGAAAACCATCTATTACAGCCTTATTAATAAGGTTGGTGCGAAATCATCAGTAACTGGAACGGTAGCTGTAAATGGCGGTCATTCAGTACCGGTACTTACGAGTGAACCAATTACTGTGTATGCCGAAGAAGAAGAGGATTGTCTTGCCTGCAAATTGTAATTCTGTAACAAAAGAATAGTATATTATTCTTTTATGATAAATAAAGTATGGATTACAAAAAACATTACGATCTGCTTATAGAAAGAAGTCAAAATAGGGTTTTAGAAGGATATACTGAAAGGCATCATATAATTCCTAAATGCCTTAATGGATCTGATGATGTATCTAATATTGCTATTTTATCCCCTGAAGAGCATTTTTTAGCGCATCTACTTTTGGTAAAAATTTATCCAAACTGCCAGCCTTTAGTAAATGCCGCAATCATCATGACTACTCATCATACTACGCAGAGAGCCAATAACAAATTGTTTGGGTGGTTAAGACGACGAGCATCAGAAGCAATGAAACAGCGAATAAAAGAAAACGGTCATCCCAGAGGCTTTTTAGGAAAAAAACATACAGGTGATGCTCTAGAAAAAGTAAAGTCTGCACAAAGGTCATCTGCTATTGCTAAAAGAGTTAAGATCTATGCGTATAATATGGACGGAACTTTTTACAAAGACTATGACTCTATTAATGAGTGTGCTGACGATTTACAAACAAGCCCATCTAATGTAAAATATACAGCAGATGGAGAATTTAAGCACTGCCGAGGAAAACAGCTTAGGTACAATTATCAAGAGGTTATTGAAAAATACATTCATCCAAACTCTAATAAAAAATTAGAAAGTATTTGCCCGCATTGTAGTAAAATAGGATCAGGACCTATAATGAAGCGTTTTCACTTTGATAAATGTAAACATAAAAGAGATAAAAAATGAGTAAAGAACAATACGACCTATCCACACCCACCAACTACTTAAAGAGACGCATGTTCCTTGATGGAACAGTTACAGTACAACGTTTCGAAGAATACCGACAACCTAAGGTAGCCAAATACGAAGAATTGGCAAGAGGTTTCTTCTGGGTGCCAGAAGAGATATCACTTACTAAAGATAAGATCGACCACAAGGAGGCCAGTGATGCTGTCAAGCATATTTTTACTAGTAATCTACTCCGTCAGACTGCTCTGGATAGTATCCAAGGCCGCGCACCAAATCAGGTCTTTGGACCAGTAGTAAGCATTCCAGAGTTGGAAGCATTGATCAGTAACTGGAGTTTCTTTGAAACGAATATTCATAGCAAGTCTTATAGTCATATCATCCGTAACGTCTATGGTGTACCAAAGGATGAATTCAACAAGATACACGATACAGCAGAGATAATCAGCATGGCCTCGAACATAGGCAAATACTATGAAGACCTGCATATACTAAACTGTTTTAAACAGGTCAGTCCCGGAACTGTACAGGAAGACAGCCATATTAAAGCAATCTGGCTAGCACTTAATGCCAGCTACGCCTTAGAAGCACTGCGCTTTATGGTGTCATTTGCTACAAGCCTGGCTATGGTAGAGAACAAGATCTATATCGGTAATGGCAATATCATCAGTTTGATACTGCAGGATGAGATATTACACGCAGAGTGGACTGCCTTTATCATCAATCAAGTGGTTAAAGAGGATGAGCGGTTTGTCAAGGCCAAAGCTGAGTGCGAACAGGAAGTATATGACATGTATATGAGTGTTATCTCGGAGGAAAAGGCTTGGGCTGATTATCTGTTTATCAAAGGTCCTGTCATCGGATTGAATGCGGCTATATTAAAAGATTTCGTTGATTACACAGCATTCGCCCGATTGAAAGAGATAGGAATCAAATATGAAGCCGATCATCCTCGCCAAAGTCCTATACCTTGGTTCAACAAGCACGTAAATATCAATAAGAAACAATCAGCACTGCAGGAGACCGAAAGCACCAACTATGTGATCGGTGTCATGAGCGATGCTGTTGAGTATGACGATCTACCAGATCTATAAGGAGTTAAAATGAAAGCAATAGTTTGGTCCAAATATCATTGTCCGTATTGTGAGCAGGCAAAAAACCTGCTCAAGACAAAAGGATATGCTATCGAAGAGCGCAAAATCGGAGATGGCTATACGAAAGAAGAGTTATTAGAATCAGTGCCTAACGCTAGGACGGTGCCTCAGATATTCTTAGATGGAGCACTTATAGGCGGCTTCGATGACCTACGCAAACATTTCAATACGGTGATATGATGACCTGGTGGCCCACCGTGACCGATGGAAACAAAATCACCGTGACTGATAAGAGCGATGATAGTGCTACGGGTTTAATAGCTCAGAATGTCAGTGACGTTTTACCAGAAGCGATCTTAGAAGATCTATTAACTATATCATCTACTACCGGTTCAGGATCAGGCAGCCTTTTAGGTAGTGGATTAAATTCAACTTACCAGTGGAATACAGCTAATAACTATCATCAGGTAGTAGTCAATAATCAGCCTTCCTATGTCTATCAAACGAATGGTTATAGTAACATAACAACCGGTACGCCCGGTATACGAGTCACAGGCGATGCTGAGTTTGATGGAGATGTCAAAATCAAAGGCGTCAACATCACTGAGACCATAGAAAAGATAAACGCTAGATTGGGTATACTGGTTCCTGACCCTGACAAGCTAGAACATTTTGAAGCACTCAAGAAAGCCTACGCACACTACAAAACTTTGGAAGCCTTATGCGAACTTCCGATAGAAGAAAAAGATGACAAGTGAAGAGTTGAAAAAAATCACCGATCTAGAAAGACAGTTGAAACTTTTAACCCAACAGGTCTTTGAGTTAAATAAACGCATGCAGTGGCTTGAGCGAGAAAATGGTCGCCGTAAAGCCGAGATACAACAAGCACAACGCAAAGGATAATATGCTTTTACAAAAACAGATAGCACCAAATGATGTAGTAAGCATCAAACTGATCAATGGAGATGAGTTGATCGCACGCTTCTTATCAGAAGATACCAACATGATAACTATTGAACGACCATTGGCATTGACTATGGGACAGCAGGGATTAGGAATGATACCTTGGGTGTTTCTAGGAGATCGTAAAGAGATGTCTCTAAAGAAAGATCATGTGTTTGTCATGGTACCAGCAAAGAAAGATGCCGCCGACCAGTACATGGAAGGCACCACCGGCATAGCATTGAGATAATAGTATGGCACTTCCAATCAGTCCCACTGCGAGTGCTACAGGTGCTGCCCCAGCAGTTGCCACCGGAGCTAGTTTCTTATCGGGCGTAGGAGCGGCGGCTTTAAATCCAGCTACCTGGGTAGCGGCGGCGGCCGCACCGGCTATCGCAATAGGAGCGGGAGCAGTGTTAGGTGTTATAAAAGCAGTGCTTGGTCCATGGAGACTAGCTCCTGCCTTCAGTCTAACATTGGGAGGACTGCCTGGTATGAAACAGTTATCAGGACTAGCCGCGATCAAACAGTTTACCAGTACAATAGCCACGGCGGCAAAACAGAGTCTGCAGGATTATAACAAGATTAATAACCAACTGAGTAATGCCTTACTTTCTATAATAGGGTTAGGACCTAAGTCAACAAATGGAACTCCTGCCTCGGTTATTGGGGTCGATAGTACCAAATACAACCCTTATCATATTCCTTTGAATAACGCATGGGTAGGTATGTCTTATTTTTCGACGGCTACGACTTCAACCGTAATATACCTGGCAGGCCATACAGGTACTTCGGTGGGATCTTATTGGTGGAATACAGTGGCACCAGCCTTTGCTAGTACCCTAAGTAATTCATTACAGAGTATATTTTATTCTGCAGAATTATTTACAGATGCCCTGTGCGGACTCAGTCCAGGTTCTGGAGTATTAACTATAGAGACTATAATCCAAGACAACCTAAATAGTCCAACTAGTATTATAACTGCTACCACAGTATTGCCAGCAGGTAGCACCGCATCCTCAACATCTAGTATACTCGTACCATCCCTTCAGACTTTTGCAGCCACGATGTATTTTCCAAACTATATCAATTCTGCTACAACCGCTCTCACTAATCTTTTGATTGATGCCAACACATCTACTACTACTCTTGCGCAACTTACAGCTGATTTTAGTTTTTTGAACTCCTGTACTCAAATTTTAAACAACATAGTGACGACAGATCTGTCTTACCAAACGGCTTATTTGAATCAAGGCGCACAGATCAGTAACGCCGGAAACACAGCCAACCTATTGAGCCAGATACGCCAAACACAGCCGTCCGGCACTACCGCTCTTTACCAAAGCATAATAGATCCTACGCAGTACCAGGCTATAAATGTTTTAGCCAGTATCAACGACCTAGCTTCCCCAAATACTGCCACTGTACAGGCCGCCCTAGCAACATTAGGTGTTTCTACTTCTACAAATAAATAACTTGGTACAAACAGCGTACCAGCGTAGCAGAGTTTAGACATAGTCGGGCGAGACTTTCTGTTTGGGTCGTCAGGTTGGCAACAGTCCGAAAATTGTTGCGTTTGGAAAAAGATATGTGCGAGATCGAATGGTATTACAAATTCTCAGTTTATTTTACTTTAACTGTGTTCATGGGTGTTCCTTTATTTTCAATAATTTTAGTATTGAGACATCTATTCGTAAATCAAAAAGGTTGACATATCCTTCCAGATAGTGTAACATACAAGTATTCGTTGAAGGTAGAAGTATAGAGGGCAAGACGCCGGGGCAGTACCGGCCAGGTCCACCACAAGCACATTGATTAAGTCTGCGGTATTGGCAACAGTATTTGGTCTACCGAAGCGGTAGGGTAAGTGTGCTTTTGATGGGCCTGCACTAGTATCGATTGACTCTGGAGGGCTACTGGAGAATCGGCAAAGCAGAAGCCGTAGGATTGGGGTAACCCGGTCGTAGAAGCAAAACCTTTAAATGCAAACGATGAAGTTTTCGCATTGGCAGCCTAAACGCCGCCTAGGGTAAGACATACCTCGTAACAGAAACTCAGGACCCGCTTCGGCGGGTTTCTTTTGGCAAAAATACCTCTTTACAAGCGACCATTAAGTATATATACTAAATATTCTGCTGGAGTAATCCAGTATTTTTTTAATATTAAAAGGAAATCGAAAATGAAGAAAACTCTATTAGCCGCGCTATTAGCTACTCTAGCAATTAGTGCATCAGCATTAGAAATCGGTGTAGTAGGCAGTGGTGAGTTTGTAAAAGGTTCACACACTCCAGTAGATGGTATGGGTTTGACATTAGGTCAACACTTTGGCGCTTTCAGTGCAACAGTTGAAGCAGATCGCCAATCGACTACTAACGTAAACAAATATAGCCTAATCGGTGGTTATGATGTTGCTACAGTAGCCGGCGCGACAGTTACAGCTAAGGCCGGTGTTGGATACAATGACAACCAAGCTGTTGTTCATAGCAATCGTTATTTTGCTTTAGTTGGCGCAGGTATTAGTTATCCAGTAACTAAATCTGTTGCTGTAACAGCTGACTATCGTTATCAAGCTGATCGTAATCCAGTACATCAACTTGATGGTAGCACAGTATTAGTTGGTGCTAAGTATTCATTCTAATCTATCAGGTTAGTCATCATAGGGCTCTTCGGAGCCCTATCTTTTTCTATATAGATAATGACTAATACAGTTATTAGAAAATACAATAGCTTTTACCTATAAAATCCTTGATTTCAATAGTAAATACTATTACAATATTATATCAGCGTAAACACTGATACGCAGTTTTTCATTCACACACATAAGGAGATTAATATGAAAACAATCGGAGATAAACTTACATCATTTGCTGTAACAGGCGTTAAGCCAGGACAGCCAACAGACGCTTTCTTTGATATCACAGAGCAGAGCTTTGAAGGAAAGTGGAAAGTTATCGTGTTTTATCCAAAGGATTTTACATTCGTATGCCCCACAGAAATCGTAGCATATGATAAACTTAACAGTGATTTTGAAGATCGTGACGCAGTTCTATTAACAGGTAGCACAGACAATGAGTTCTGTAAACTAGCATGGCAAAAATCACATCCAGACTTGATCAACATCAAACACAACCAATTCGCAGACACACAGCGTGGTGAGTTGAGTTTAGCTGAACAACTTGGTGTATTCTATGCGCCAGCGGGTGCCGCACTACGTGCCACATTTATTGTTGATCCAGACAATACAATCCAACACGTTACTGTCAACAACTTGGATGTGGGTCGTAGCCCAGAAGAAACTCTGCGTATTCTTGACGCATTACAAACTGGCGAACTATGTGCCTGCAATCGAGTAGTAGGCGGAGAGACGCTCTAATGTTGAAAATCCAAAATTCTAACTTAGAGCCGTTAGGCTATTACAATAAACCATGCGATGAGTCTAAACTAAGTGATAATCCCACTTATCTCATGGCTCCGAATGGTTTTAGTTTAACTGAATTAGAAATTGAATTGGTCCGAGCTGCCGGTGGTAGTTTTTATAGCGAAACAGATATAGCACAAAAAACTGACTGGTTTGTACAAACACCTGATGCTAAAGAAGGTGTAGTAATGAACCACAGTTTTATGCTCTATCGCAGAGGTTACGAAGGAGAAGCTAGCGATCAGTTATGGAAGATGTCCGCTACTGATCCTAGAATCCATAGAATATTACAACAGAGACCTCGTTGGGGGCTAGATATCAGTTTAGAATACATATTGGCGGATGGCACAATGATTGAAATATTACATTGGGAATATGATGCCGATCAATGGGAACCCATTGAAGAACTAAGGCAGTTGTATGAACCAAAAATATTATCTATCGATTGGGAAGATGGCGCTCGCGAAATGTTGAAACGAAAAGACGAATGGCACCATCTAGGATGGTTCCCTCAAAGCAAATACAAATGTGATTACTTTGGATTTGTACCGGAAAACTTTGGACAGGTACTTTGGAAATAGGAGATATAAATGAGTTTTAATGAAACGATCAAAGGCGCTTTACCAGATTACGCAAAGGATACTAAGTTAAACTTAGATGCTGTCCTATTACGTAGTACTTTGGATGCAGATGTAGCTATGGGGTGTGCTGTAGCCGCACTTGCCGCAACTGGTAACGGTAAAGTATTAAGTATCTTGTTAGCAGATGCTCCAGTACATGCAGAGTCAGCAATGACAGCCGCAAGCATCATGGCACAGAACAATGTATGGTATCCATATGTTGAAATGGCTGATGACGAACAGCTAAAAGGTTTGCCAGCACAGTTACGTATGAACGCAATCGCAAGTCATGGTGGAACTACAAAGGCAAACTTTGAAGCATTTAGTCTTGCGGCCAGTATTGTGGGCAAGTGTCATTTCTGCGTAAAGGCTCACTACGACACATTGAAGAAGGAAGGCTACACAGTAGAAAATCTTCGAGATATTGGTCGCATTGCCGCAGTAATGAATTCTGTTGCCAAGGTTTTAAATAGCTGATCATACTTTAGTATTACTTTAAATGGTAAAATCGTCGATTGACATTTTACCATTTTCCTTTTATAATAATACAAAGGAGGCGCATATGTCGTCAATAAAAACGCTTGAGAGTTTAGGTGAGTTCTGTAAACAGAATTCTGGTGATTTCCAAATCTGGTCTGGCAAGAGCGGAACTTATTATTGGAATGTTGGACGTAGCACGCCCGGCGGATTAGTAAATGGTGTGGTACGTAAGTTAGCAGGTACTGATGCTAGTGGGACCAAGATTTGGACAGTAGCAGGATCATTCAAGATCGCCGATGATGGTACTATTCTACGTTTTACGGGACTAGCCAAAAAAGATCAAACATTGATTTCTAGCCTAGGATCTGTTAAAATCAAAGCTGAACAACTAGTTAAAGAAACGGTATAAACTATGACGATGCATCTACATCACCCTAGCCTTAGTCTCACCGGTAAGAAAAAAGGTAAAGTTAAGTTTCGCAACGCCGATGAAGCACGCAAGGCACGAGAGCTTGACGCCAGCTGGAAAGATCTAAAGAAAAACTGGGGTGTTGAAGAAGAACAACGTCGTAGGACCAGGGCTATGTCAGCTGAAACGTTGACCTATAAACTAAGTACTCCTGTTGGACGTACTACAGGCCACAGTATTCCTAGCCTTAACTCTGGAGCTGGCGTAGCTACATTGGCGCCAGCAAAGGTATATACTGGTACTAAAGTAAAAGGTATCGCTACCATGCATAAGAGTAACGCTGTTCCTGTTTTCAGTGACGAAGAGGCTATTGATATTTCTAGGATGAGAAGATAATGAAACCAACATTAAATGATAAACTTATAGCATACCTAGCCCTTATAAGTGGCTTGAGTATCAGCGGTATCGCTGAATACTATTCTATCATGGGACTGATAGCTATCTATCCTGCTATGATAGTTCCTGTAGTGATTATGGGAGGAGTTATCGGTCTAGGCAAGATAAGCGGGTTGATATGGCTAAAACAAAACTGGGAATGGAGTCCTAGATTTATCAAAGCCTATCTTGTTCCTTGTATAGCTGTAATGATGTTTATAACATCGGTGGGATGTTTTGGTTTCTTAAGCAAAGCCCATAGTGATCAGACCTTGGTCAGTGGAGATGTACAGGCTAAGATAGCAGTATATGATGAAAAGATTAAAGTAGAAAAGGATAATATAGATGCGAATAGGAAGGTCCTCGGACAACTTGATGCGGCAGTGGATCAGATTATGGCACGCTCGGACGACGAGAAA